CGGCGGTCATTGACGACTTGATCGTCTGGCTAGAAGGAGGAGAGTCCGCCCTCGGTGATTTCTGGTCTATGTTCGGTTCCCGCGAAGAAGTACTCGAGAAAATCCAGAAAGCGATTAAATGGGTGACCGAGACCTTCCAAGGACTATGGGAGAGTATAAAATCAGGATTCTCTGCAGCCATAACCTGGCTCGATGAGTTCTGGACGGCTTGCAGCGGAACCGACCGAGTACTCGATGCCCTGCGTGAAGCCTTCAACGCGGTTATGCAGACCCTTGAAGACGTGGGAGTGATCTGGAATTATCTCGTCGAGCTCCTTAAAGACAACGGCTTTTTAGATGATCTAGGCCAGGCCTTCGATGGAGCTCTAAACTTTATCATAGGTCTGTTTAACGGCTTCTTCGCAACCTTACAAGCCATCTTTGGCTTGATTAAGGGACTTCTAACCGGAGACTGGGAATCCTTCAATCAAGCTGTCGATAATGCAATTGAAGCTGCCAAACAAGCCTTCTCGGGTTTATGGGCCGCGATAAAAGCAATCCTAAACCAGATCTGGGAATTTGCAAAAGACATTTTCAGAATGATCGGCGATTCCATCAAAAACGCTCTAAGCATTGACGTAGATAAATGGAAGCAGAAACTCAACCCAAAGAACTGGTTCAAAGGGGATGATCCGGTAGCCTCGGAGCAGCCAAAAGAAGGTCAGCTCGTGGACACAGCCGGTGTCGCGGATCAAGGACTGCAGGCCGAACGTGGAATCGCAAGTATGAACGCCGACAACCGCTCAACCACTATCGACAGTCATGCGAATGTGACAATTAATACCAACAATCCTGCGGTAGCCCAAGCCGCGGTAGAGCAGGCAGCCCCAGGAAGCAGCTCGAGCTATACCGACCAAAGCGCACTGGCTGTGTCATAAATCATAAAGGAGCAACTCATGACCAACTTGGTAGAAGGAACGACTAACTGGCAGGACACCCTAAGCAAGGGTGCTGGAGCTGCATCCAACAAGGCCGTAGCCTACGGCAACAAGTGGTTAGACAATAAGATCAACTTTGGTCCTAACTATGCTAAGAACTATGCTCATAAGTTCGACTTCTCCGGCAATCTTCCCGAGCAGTGGACCCTGCTGGATGATGCTGGTGAGAAAGCTTTTGCCTTTGACAGCTTCTCGAATCTTAATCTAAAATCCGAAAGCAAGGTGATCCAGGCACCAGTGGAGAATGGTGGCTTTGTTATGTACAATAAAACCAACACTCCGCTGGAGATTAAATGCACACTGATTAAAAAAGGTTCTCCCGAAGACCTTCAGGTCTACGTAGACGCACTGCTCGAGTACGCAGACAACACCAATCTGCTGTCGATAGTAACACCAGATCGCGAATATCAGAACATGAACCTGACCTCGGTCAGCTTTTCGCGCTCTGCAGAGGGTGGCGTAAACCTGATCATGGCCGAGTGTGCATTCACAGAGATACGTCAGGTAACCCCGGAATACACCTCAGCCCGCGTGGGAAAAAAGGTTAGCCGTGGTCGCCAGCAAGGAAAACCGCGCTCAATGCTTAGCTACCTAAAAGGAGGTCTCAAGTAATGACCGAAGTGCCTCTAATTGCAACCCCTAACCAGGAACTGGCAATCGAGCTCGAGGAGCAGGACTGCACTATTCAGGTACGCCAGCTAGGCAATTACACCTATTTGACGCTATGGGTTGACTCAACTCTAATCGTTGAGAACGCAATCTGCATGCCGGGCGTCGCCGTGCTGCAGGGATATATTCAAGGATTTAGCGGAAACTTCGTGTTGGTTGACAGCTCAGACCCTAACAACCAGCAGCTATCAGACTATACCGAGCTAGGCTCAAGATTCCTCCTTTTATATTTAACCGAGGCGGAAGTACATGAGTATTCTTAACCTTTCCAACGCCAGCGCACGAACTATAAAGCCCAACAGCAATACATCATTCAGACGGCGTAAGATAAGAGTTCAGGTGACTCTTTCCAAGGGGCAGTTCAAGAATGGCGAAGGTAACACCATCATCCTGGACGACTTCGGTGTCGTAGCTAAGATTGACAAGGCAGGACCTCCTGAGTTCGGCAAGGCAAGCGTTGAGATTTACGGATTAAGCCTGGACGTCATGAGCCAGTTATCTACGCTGAACATGCACCCACTATTCACTCGTAAGAATTATTTAAACATTTTCGCAGGTGATGAGTTCTCTGGAATGTCTCAGATTTTTTCAGGAAGTATCACTAGTGCCTCCGCAGACTTCAACGGGGCGCCGGAGGTGAAGTTCAAGATAGAAGCCCGTGCAGGCTTCTTTGGCTCTGTGACAGCTCAGGGCCAAGGAGTGGTAAGCGGTACACAGCCAGCGGCAGATTTCATAGCCCGCCAAGCTAAGGCAGCAGGCTTAACCTTCGAGAACCAGGATGTAAGCGCTCAGATTAAGAACTCAGTCTTCACGGGCTCACCTATTGAGCAGGCCCGCCAGGTAGCCAACCAGATAGGTGCCGAGTTAATCATCGACGATGAGAAGATGATCTTAATTAAGAACGGCGGCAGCGTGAAGGGTAACGTGCCTGTGCTTTCAGCCACCAGTGGCATGATCGGATACCCGGTCATGACCCAGAACGGCATCGAGTGCAAGGCCATTTTTAATCCTGATTTCAGATTCGCGGGTTTGATTGAAATTCGGTCCATGGTCCCAAAGGTATCGGGCCAATGGAGAATCACCAAGCTCTCGCATAACCTCGCCGCGAACCTTCCAAGCTCCGGACAGTGGGAGAGCAGCATCACCGCCTACTACTCACACCTAAGCGGAGCAGTTGGCAAATTCATGTAAGGAGGCCCCATGGGTGCGACTGATATCAATGAGAAGAACAAGCGGCCGCTTCACGGCGTGTACGCTGGAAACTCAGAATACAACGCGGTCAATCAACAGATAGAGGCACGTCTTCAGAGGATAGAGACTATGTTCCTAGGCCGCGTGGATAGCTGTCAAAGCTCTGGAGTAGAGGGCTCCAAGACCGTAAGTGCCACTCCACTAACGCAAATGGTGGATGGAAACGGCAACGCCTACGCCTCCCCAGCTTACCCAGCGCTGCCACATTACAGAATCCAGCAGGGAACAGCGGCAATTATCATGGATCCACGCCCAGGTGACATCGGCGTATTTGTGTGCAGCAAGCGAGATATCTCGAACGTAAGTCAGGGTAAGCAACCTGGACCACCAGGATCAACCCGCAGCTTCTCACCCTCAGACGCGGTCATGGTTGGCAGCATTCACACCAAGGCGCCGACTTATTACATCGACTTTACAGACCAGGACAAGATCTTAATTCATGCTCCTGCAGGCGTAACCATCGAGAGCGATGCCTTTCTGCACGTCAAGGCCCCAGAGGTAAGCGTAGAAGCTACGAACGTAACTGTCAAAGCCTCGACCGTAAGCGTAGAGGCTACCAACGTAACTGTAAAGGCCTCGAACGTAACCATCGATGCGCCAGAGACTACGCTCACTGGGCATCTGACCGTTCAAGGCGGTATGACTGTAAGCGGAGGTGGTGGTGGTTCAAGCATGAGCGGAGACTTCACACTGAACGGCTCAATGCACGCAACTAACGACGTAACCGCAAGCGGCATCTCGCTGAATAGCCACGTCCATGGAGGTGTTCAGACTGGTGAAGAGAATACAAGCGGACCTAAATAAGGATGAATCGATATGAGCTCACCTCACACTTTAAAACTTGATGACGATTGGGACCTCCACGTCGACCCTGCAGGGAATCTACCTGTAAGCTATGGCGCATACAGCGTAGCGCAGAATGTAGCCAACGCTTTTAGACTTTTTACTGAGGATGCTTGGTACTTTCCAGAGAAAGGCATAGCGCACTTTTTAATCGAACTTAAAAAAGAACCAATGCTGAATGTACTCAAGTCAAGACTACGCCAGGCAGCTCTAAATGTAGATGGCGTAGCCGAATGCGAGATTTCTCTACTGAACATAGAAGGACGAGATTTAAGCGGAATGGCAACCCTAACCCTTGAGAACGGAGAAAAATACGATGTTGAACTTTAACAGCCAGACCGGCTTCTCGGTTTCGGAAACCTCAGCTATACGTGATGAGGTAGCGCAGGGCTGGGTTGAAGCCTTCAAGGAGCAGGGCAGACCTGACCTCAATACTGACCCCGAGACACCCCAGGGGCAGATAATCGACTCACAGACCGCGGCCATTCACCAAAAGGACGTAGAGCTGGCCTTCTTAGCGCAGCAGTTCAACCCACAGACAGCCTCTGGACGCTGGCAGGACGCTCTGGCTAAGATTTACTTTATTGACCGCAAGCCTGCCATTAACTCAACCTGCGTATGCACGCTAACCGGCATCAACGGAACCACCGTAACCGCTGGCGCGCTGATTCGCTCGACATACGACCAGACACTATGGTCGCTTAACGAAGATGCAACCATAGGTGCTAACGGAACTACAACGGCGACCTTCACCTGCCAGAGCGAGGGCGCAATCCAGGCAGGCGCTGCCACCTTAACCCAGATAGTCACAACTGTACCAGGCTGGGACGCAGTAACCAACGCCACAGCAGCTGAGGTAGGTCAGCTCGTGGAGAGCCAGGCAGCCTTTGAGGCCAGACGCTATCAGTCTG